CAGCAGGTGGATCAGGTGGAAACTACGGTGTAAAAACTATCACTACATCAGCCGGTTGTGCATATACCATATGTGCTGGCGGAACATGGCCTTGCAGTAAATCACATACTTGTGGAGCTAGTATGGGATGTCGTTCTTACGTAAATGGACACAACTTATCTAACTTCTGTGTAACTGGTGGTTGCTCGGGTTGGATGTGTAACGGAGATGCATGGGGACCAAGACATACACAGACCTGTGCTAACTGTTTAATTTGTGGAATATTTGGAGCAGATTTTGGAATAATGGGATCAACTGGAGTTTCAGGTGGTCATGGAGGATGTCAATGTAAATCAGCAGACTGGATGCAAACTGGTGTTGCACCGTTTGTAGGTAAAATGGGTGTACACGCACACGCAGAAGCATGGTGTGGTTGTGCATGTTATACCAACTGGCCATCTGGTGGTGGAATGACAGGAACAAGTTCTTATTGTGGAAACTGGGCAAGTTGTTGTGCAGGTGGCAATATGGGCGGTTCTGGAATAGTAAAGATAACATACGCATAGGGAAATAGAATGGCAACATACGCAAGTTATAAAAAAGTAGCAACAGATTCGATAGTAGACGGTTCTCTTACTGCTGATGATTTGGCACCAGGTGCTGGTCACAGTATGGGTGTACAATGGATCTATAACGAAAGAGGTTTTAGATGTCATATGTGTGCAAGACAATCTGGTTGTTGTGAACAAGCAAATGGTAAATGTTGTTATTGGTGTGTACCAACTGGTGTATCAACTGTTCAATTTGAAATTTGGTCAGGTGGCGGCGGTGGAGCAGGAATGACTTGCTGTAACTGTTGTTCATTTACTACAGGAGGTGGTGGTGGTAACTATGCATCTAAAACAATTTCTACCTCGCCAAACTGTAAATATTCAGTTTGTGCAGGAGGTTCATGGCCTTGTGGTAAATCACATGGTTGCGTACCTGGCATGGGTTGTAAAAGTTATGTTAACGGACACAATCTAAGCAACTTCTGTACAACAGGTGGTTGTTCGGGTTGGATGTGTAATGGTGATGCTTGGGGTCCAAGACACTCACATTCATGTTCAAACTGTAATATTTGTGGAATATTTGGAGCAGATTTCGGAATGATGGGATCATCAGGATGGGAACCAGGACATGGCGGATGTCACTGTTGGTATACATATTCAGGAACAGGATCTGCACCACAATTTGGTAGAATGCAGGTGGGTGTAACCAACGTTGCATGGTGTTCATGTGGATGCCACATTGATTGGCCAGCTGGTGGCGGACAATCAGGTGTAAGTTCATACTGCGGAAACTGGGCTAAATGTTGCGGTGGTGGATCAGGACAGGGTGGTTCTGGTGTTGTAAGAATAACTTTCATGTAAAGATGATAAATACTTATAGGAGCATATAAGCAATGAGAAAAATAGAAAAAACATTTCAGTATCCAATTTGGGATGAATGGAGAAAAAATAGTTTTACTCAGGGTAGAACTGGAACTTTCACATACAAAGGTCCTGAGTTCCTAACTTTTGAAATCAACAGTGATAAAAGCAGTGAAGATTATGGAACAGAAACTGGATGGTGCATGTGGGAAAAACGTGATCTAGAAAGACCAGCAGGTGCTGATGTCACTAGAATTACTGTAGATTGTAAAGAAAATCCATTGCTCTGTGAAATTGGCAATGACGACGGACGAGAAGATATGGTAGAATTCCGTAGAGGTCGTGAATGGAAAATTTTATGGGACGCTCCAGATGGTTATATGGACGTAGAATACACAGATGAACTTGAACCACGTGACGTATATGATGATCAAAATGTCACATATGATTTCGAAAAGGGCGAGTTTGTTATTGGTATTCATGATTGGACAGCTACCGGTTCTGATTTATCATTAACTTGGGCACAGGTTAGAGATACTAGAGATGCCGCGTTGCACGAAACAGATGCAAAAGTTGGAATGACAGATGCTCCTGAATCAATACAAACAGCGTGGAAAGAATACAGACAAAGATTAAGAGATTTACCAGCTGTTATGGAAGCAAAGGGCTATGAACCTTGGCAAGCAGTACAGATGTTTCCTGTTATGCCTAAGGACATGAGAGAGCCTGATGAAGCATCAGATCCAAATGATCCATATAGAGATGGTGCATTTGCTGTTGATGTGGCTGTCGCCGCACAAAAAGCCGCAGGCAAGAAATAATTTTCATTACAATTTAAAAAGCCAGTATTACCTATCACCTTGACTACTACTCCATAAATATTTGCATATTAGGAGCAATATTGTGTCAAGAAAAAAAGCATATTTTATGAACGGTGGTGCAGGTAGAACAGTAGCTAGTATTCCTGCTTTTGAAAAGTTATATGAAAAAGACAAAGATTTTATAATTGTTTGTGAAGGAGGTATGGAATTTTATAAAGGCCATCCTCAATTACATGAACTAGCATACGATCATTGGCACAAAAATTTATTTAAGGACTACATTAAAGATAGAGACTGTATTACTCCTGAACCTTATAGAGTTTGGGAATACTACAATCAAAAATGTAGTCTAGCTCAAGCATTTGATATTGCAATTAATAATGAAGGACTACGTGAAGTACCAGATCCTAAAATATATATGAATAAGCATGAACTTGTTCAAGGATACAAAATGGTAGAAGAAATTAAATCAGTGACAGGTAAAGATAAAGTCTTGGTTTTCCAGCCATTTGGTAGGACAGCGGAAAATATGGGCGACTTTATTATAGATGGTTCCTCAAGAAGTTTTCATTTAAATGATGTGATTAGGATTTGTAAAGACTTAAGAGATGATTATGCAATTATAATCATGTCTGAATTTCCAGTAACCATAGAAGAAAATTCCAAAGTGCCAGTAGCAGTACCACAAGTACCTGATGTAAGAGTTTGGTCAAGTGTAATACAAATTGCAGATCACTTTTTAGGTTGTGATAGTTTGGGTCAACACATGGCAAAAGCACTTGGAACTACGTGTACCAGTGTAATTGGTAGTACATATCCTATTAATATTTCTTATCCTAATTCTCCAGACTTTGATATAATTGACCTAGGTGAAGGTAAAAGGAAATTTAGTCCTATTAGATTAACAATGGAAGATGAAATTGAAAGATATAACGATGAAGTTATGGAGTTAAATGATGAAAGTTTTAAAAAAATTGTATCAAGTGTGCGTAAACGTCTTGGTAAGCCTAGGAGTTATCAAGGAACGTATAAACCACAAGAGCAACAAGGAGAAGTCTGCCCGACGCATGGGGTTGTCCACAAAAATGATGCAGGAGTAACACACGCAAAACAACCTGCACAGATTTTAGGAAGGACAGGAAAGTGAAACTAAATCCACAACAAGAACGTAATGTATTAAATGAGTTAGAAGAATCATATCAATACCATGTTAACACTGGCGGGTTCAGTGAACCTACACGAGTGAAAGGCTCTGACAAATTAGAGACTTGGGTTATTACAGAAAACTTTTATCCTGGATGGGAGAAGTTTCTAAAGTTATTTGACGATAAAATATATGATACTAAAAAAGATAAACTTATGGATTATGTATTTTACACACAGGGTGAAATGGAATATCCAGAAGCAGTTGATCCTGAATTAGACTTTCAAAAATTTATTAAAAAATGTTTAATTGAAAGTGAATTACCAATTACTATGGGTAAATGTTTAAAAGCATGGGGATTAAAATATCCGCCAGGTTCTTATAGTGGTATGCATTGTCATCAGCCAGGCAGACAGTTATCAGTTGTAATGTTTTTAGATGATGTAATGGTATCAGAACAATATCCGTTAGCAGGATCATTGGTAACACTACAGCCGTTTGAGCATGAAATTAATCATGTTCGTGTAAGACCAACACCGGGTGGTGTTGTTATTATGGACGGACGAGTATTTCACGGAACATATCCTACACTAAACAACCGTAGGGTATTTGTTTGTGATTTCAGTTATGAGGTAAATTAATTAGGAGAATAAATCTATGACACAATGGATTGGTGCAATTACAAGAGGCCACAATGGTGGAGCAGTTTTATTGAAAGATGGTGAAATAGTTTTTGCAATTGAAGAAGAACGTCTAACTAGAAAGAAATATGACGGAGGACCGTTAGCCGCAATGACTAAATTCCTTGATTATACGGACAAATTAGATTATCTAGTGGTAGCTCATACACAACCTTTGGCCGATTCTAGCAGAATTGACTTTAGTGGCGGCGATATGTACACTGGTCTAGCAAGGAAACTTGGCCTCATTGATAGGTCAGACTCAGCATACGCGAGTGAATTTGAACACAGGCAGGTAATAGACATGAGTGATATACACCATAAGCTACATGCCGCTTGTGCTTTTTATAGATCGGGATTTGATTCAGCTACAGCTTTGGTGGTCGACGGTGCAGGAACATTCATTCCTATGAATATTAATACAGGTAGGTTCCAAGATGAAACTATGACTTGGGAATGTGAAAGCATTTTTTCATGTAACTATCCAGATGATTTTAAGACATTATATAAACACCAAGGTGGTAATGGTCCATACCCAGGTACAAAGATTGATCAAATACCTTCAGATAGAGAGCGTGAAGAAGGATATCATGAACTTGTATTGGATGATACAGCTGGAATAGTCAAAGCGTATGAGGCAGTTACACAATATTGCGGATTTCAACCAATTGAAGCTGGAAAAACCATGGGGTTAAGCCCATATGGTAAACCTTGTGATAAATTTCCACCAATTTATACAGACGGTGGCGGCGGAAAATGGAGATCTGCTGATAAAAACTTTATCATTCCTACGTATCCTAATGCCGCCCTAGTAAATGAGTCAAAATATTCATATCTAGAGACAACAGAAGACCAACATCATAGCAGAGTAGACATGACTACGCTAGAAAATAGAAGAAATCTTGCATACGCTGTTCAAAAAGAATCACAAGAAGAAGTTTTGAGGTTGATTTTCAAAGCAGTTGAAATGACTGGCAATAAAAATGTAGTTTTGAGCGGAGGATATGCTCTTAATTGTGTAGCAAACTATTTTTTCCTTGATGCACTTAACAAAGAAGATATAAAACTTTACGTAGAACCAGTAAGTAACGATGCAGGTACGGCAATAGGTGCGGCTATGTTACAATATCATCAAACTACAAAAGATCGAAAAGTAAGACCTTACGCAGAAACAATATACGAAGGTTTTGAATATCATTATTCATTAAATGACATATCAGCCATTGCAGAAAAGTATGGAGCAAATGTTGTTGATGCAGATAATAAGAGTGTTGTAGATTTATTAACAACAAAGAATATTGTAACTATATTTCAAGGAAGATCAGAAAACGGTCCAAGAGCATTAGGTAACAGAAGTATTTTATTTGATCCTACACACGAAGATGGTAAGGATTTTGTCAATAAAGTTAAAAGAAGAGAATACTTTAGGCCGTTCGCTGGTTCAATCTTGCTTGAACATGCTCATGACTGGTTTGATATGAAGGATATGGAGCAGTCACCCCATATGATGTATGCAATGGATTGCCAAGAAGGAGTAGCAGAAAAGATTCCTAGTATAATTCATATAGACGGAACTTGTAGAATACAAACTGTAACCAGAGAACAAAACAAAAATTACTATGATCTGATCGAAGAATTTTATAAAAAAACAAACATACCAATTATTTTCAATACAAGTTTTAATCTTGCAGGTGAACCATTGGTTGAAACACTAGATGATGCGATAAGAACTTTGTACAATAGTGAAATGGAGTACTGTTATCTACCCGAGTATGGTAAATTAATAGAAATGAAGAATTAATGTTACAAAATCTATATGCTATACCTGTTTATAAAACTAAATTACCTGAACACGAAAAAGTACAGAAGGATTTTGAAGATATAATCAAAAAAGATGAGTATTTTGAAAATGTTTCATCTTGGTATAGCAATGTAGATACTACATTCGGCAACCCCGAAGCCAATCAATTACCATTCAATGAATTTATCAAGAATGCAATCATAGTTCTTAACAAATACATTACACATTTCAATATAGATGCACCACTAAGATACGGAGTTGAGTGTTGGCTCAATAGATATAAGAAAGATTGTTACCAAGAAGTTCATAATCATGCCGGCCGTAGTGTTTTCAGTTGTGCATACATGATGAACACTCCAAAAGATAGTGGAAATTTTGTGTTTTATAAAAACACATATGATGACTTACATGCGAGCGGCTTACCGGTATTATCAAGCAAACCATTTCAATACAATAACAGAATAACACCTCCATTAGATGAAGGTGATATCATATTTTTTCCAAGTACATTAGAACATTATGTCACAGGAAACAAAACAAACAACCATAGAGCTACAATTAGTGCAAATTTTATTCTGGAGTTAAAAGAAAATGAAGAAAAATAGCATAGATGAATATGAAGCATTTGAAATAAACCCAGGGTATTCAACATTCGTTGAAACATTCAAACCTGGCAACGAGAAAAATAAAGATAAATGGGTAAAAGTTGTTATTGTTGATGACTTTTATAAAAATCCTGCAATGGTCAGACAACTAGCATTAGATATTCCTGCATCACAAAATAAAAGAATACGCGGGGGTAATCCAGCATTAAGAATAAATGCATTTTATGATCTTTCTCCTATGGCTTGGGTGTTTGATCAATTAATAAGAACACACTTTCACGAAGAAGCCAGCCAACTTCCTTTAAACTATCTTGAACAAAGTTTTACAAATGCAACATTCATGGTAAATGTAATGCAAACTAAGACATTGCCACCCATTGGACCACACATGGACAGTCCATCAGGACTTAATTTTGCAAGTACGATATATCTAAACGATCCTAACGAGTCAAACGGCGGAACTAGCTTCTATACCTTTGGTGGAAAAACCAAGTATGACGATACTATGCCTAAAGGAACATATGATGTAGAGGGAAAAATGCCAATTCTTAAATATATCAATGATGATATTCATGATTGGAGAAAGATCGGTATGGCACCTATGAAGTTTAACAGAATGGTATTGTATAAACAAGAAGTATTGCATACTGCATACGTAAAAGAGGGTATGTTTGTTGAGGACAATTATAGACTCAACCAACAATTTTTTATATAGGAGACATTATGGAAAATGATTTTAATGGAATAGAAGAATATAAGCATTGCTTTCCTTTAGACTATTGCAAAAAACTTATAGAAACTTTTGAACAACGTGCAAGTATGCAGTTAACTGAACATCAAACTGGTTTTAAGAATCAAGATGAAAGAATCTTTATGGACATGGCAAATCATAACAACATGTTTCATGTTGATGCAGACTTGTGTAAGTTTTTTTATCAAACTGTAATGACGACATACGAAGAGAAGTATAGAAAAAAATATGATAGCTTAGGAGCAGTTGTGCAACACTCTCCCAAAGGAATGAGCATTCAAAAAACAAGACCACACCAAGGATACCATGCTTGGCATTGTGAGAATGCAGATTTATGCACATCTTCAAGGTTAATGGCATATACTTTATACCTTAATACAGTTGAAGAAGGCGGAGAGACAGAATTTTTGTACCAAGGTGTAAAAATAAAACCTGAACCAGGTAAATTAGCAATATTTCCAGCGTACTATACGCACCCTCATAGGGGAAATCCAATATACAAAGGCATAAAATATATTGTATCTGGTTGGTATACTTTTGATGAATAGGAGATTACAATGAGATTACTAATAGCAGTATTAGTTTTATTTACAACGGTAGCTGTAATCACAGATACAAGAGCTAGTGCAGGCGAATGGCAAGAAAAACCTGTGATGTGTGGTGACGAATTTGAAGTTTTTGGACTTATGGGTGAAAAAGATGAACAACTATTATTTACAGGTGACATAATTATAAAACCTAGAGACCCTGATGAAGCAAATGGATTATCAAACACACCAGCTATATTACCATTAGCTGTTTATGTGAATCTTGACACTAAAACATTTACTATTGTAGAACGTCATGGCGATCCATATAACACATATTGTATTATCGGCTTTGGTCAAGGCTTTACATTTCCTGACTATGGAGTAATTAAGTGAAAATTTGCGTTGTAGGTGGAGGCACAGCAGGATTTGTATCAGCATTAACGCTGAAGGCATCCTTTCCGACATACACAGTTGACATAATAAAAAGTTCTAATATACCAACCATTGGGGTTGGAGAAGGATCTACAGAGCATTGGTCACGATTTATGGATTTTGTTGGTATACAGGCAGGAGAAATGATTAGAGAATGTGATGCAACATTTAAAACAGGTATCATGTTTAAGGATTGGGGTGGGAGAGATTACTTACAAAATGTTCATTCGCATTATTCTGCAGATAGAAACGGTTTTCCTATTGTATATTCAAAACTGATGAGTGAAAATGTTGATCCAAGAAAACTTACTGGCGATTACCTATGGGATAACAAAACACCTTTTATGAAATTTATTGAAGAGAGACCAAATGAAACTGGTGTGTCTCAATATCACTTTAATACAAGTAAGCTAAATGATTATTTGACAAAAAAGTCTAAAGAAATGGGTTGTGAGATAATTGATGATGATGTAGAACCAATTTGGTCAACGGAAATAAAATATTTAAAAGGTCAAAAGCAGGATTACCACTATGACTTTTACATTGATTGTACAGGATTCAAAAGACTTTTAATTAGTAAACTAGGAGCCAAATGGAAAAGCTATAGGCAATGGTTAAAGATGAAGGAAGCTATAGTATTTCCTACACCAGAAGAAGATGAAATACCAATTTGGACACTAGCACGAGCAATGGACTGTGGTTGGATGTTTAGAATTCCTGTATGGGGTAGAAAAGGTAACGGATACATCTATGATAGCGATTACATAAACGCTGATCAAGCCAAGGAAGAAGTAGAAAAATACTTAGGTCATGAAATAGAAGTTGCAAAAAATATACAATTTGATCCAGGAGCAATAGACAAACCTTGGATTGCAAATTGTTGTGCTATTGGTCTTAGTGCTAATTTTGTAGAACCTTTGGAGGCAAGTTCAATAGGTACAAGCATTAACCAATCATTCTTATTAGCTCAAAGACTTTCTAATTACAACCAAGCAACAATAGAATTGTATAACAAAGAGATTGATGCGATAATGGAAAACATAAGAGACTTTATAATATTGCACTACATAAGCCCTAGACGTGATACTAAATTTTGGCAAGACGTTGCAGAAATAGAACTTCCAGAAAGTTTAAAAAATAATTTAGCAATGTGGAAACACAGGCTACCAGTGTCAGACGATTTTGCAAATAAAACTTTGTTTAACGAATTCAATCATTCCTTAGTTTTACATGGCATGGATATCTTTGATAGAACAAGTTTACAAAAACAATATAACGATCTACACATAGATGCAAAACAATATGTAGAAAATATCATTCAAGAAAAAGAAACGTTTGATACAGTAAAGGCCATACCGCATAAAATGATGTTAGATTTATTGCGGAGGCTGGTGTGAGGATTTTTGCATTTGGTTGCAGTTTATCCCAATATTTTTTTCCTACTTGGGCTGACATATTAATCTTTCAACATAAAAATAATGGATACTATGGAGAGAACTGGGCAAGGAGTGGTGCAGGTAATCAATTTATTAGCACAAGATTATGGGAAGCCAACACAGTACATAAATTTAATGAATCTGATATCATATTATTACAATGGACAAGTATGTTCAGAGAAGATAGATATAATATAGGCAAGGGTTGGTGGACACCTGGTAATTTTAATTTTCAAGACGAGAAGGTTTTCAAAGATCCTATACACGCAGTCATGAGAGATTGTGCTTTGATAACTAGCACAACAAAAGCGTTAGAAACTTTAGGTTGTGAAGTTATTACTACAGGATTTAGAGATTGGCAAGAAGGTTGGACTGAACTTTCTACTGAATTTACTGACAGACAGTTTTTAGAATTAGCAGATGTAAGAGCTGTGTTGGAACAATACAAAGATGAACTAAAATTATCGACACCACCAATACTAAATGCTTTGAATTTTGGTTCAGATGATGAATTTTTTAAAAGCAGACCAACTAGCATTCCAAGTGCAGATGAAAAACTGAAACATTTAATTACTCCAGAAGTTCATCCCTTAACACACGAAGCCGCAAAATTTGTAGACGAACATGTAGAACAATTAAATGATCAAACTATAGATTTTGTTGAAGAATGGAAAGAAAAATTAAATAAAGACACCATACGACTTTACGAACTTGACTGGTTCAACAAAGATAAATGTGGTTGGTCAGATGATAGATGGAGACCATAATGTCAACACCTGTAATAGGATTAGATAGAGACGGAACTATTAATGTAGATGTTGGTGGATATGTCACTAAACCAGAACAATTCCAACCCATTGAAGGTAGTTTAGAAGCTGTAAAAATGATTAGAGATAAGGGATATGATGTTGTAATTTTGACTAACCAAGCAGGGATTCAAAAGGGTATTATGGATGCAGTTGATGTCGATATTGTGCATAACCATATGTTGACTTTACTAGGAGAAATAGGTTGTCACAGCATTAATGGATTGTATTACTCAACTACACCTTTTAAGGATGATCCTTATAGAAAACCTAATACAGGTATGTTTAAAAGAGCATCAGCCGAGGTAGGTGTTGACTGGACTAATGGATTATATGTTGGCGATAAAATATCAGATCTTAAAGCGGCTGTCAAGGCAAAGGCAAAACCAGTGCTTGTACGCACAGGATATGGTGAAGAAACTATAAAAAAACTTAATACTTTCGCTAATAAAGACCTTAAAAAACGCACTGACGTCTTTGATAATCTCAATAAGTTTGCCCATAGTTTAGTGGATCTGTCATAATTTATTATAGTTCTACATATCTGTTTATAAAGATAAATACAATATGGAGCATGTATAATGAATAAACAGCTGAATAATTTATTATCTAAAGGTCAAAACAACACCATAGAGCTATCAAACAGAAGTAGTTTTAGTTTCAAGGGCAACTGGATAGGAGTATATCCTAGCACAGTGATGGACAAATGGCATGTTGGTGATTTTAGTAGTGTTATCTACCAGATCACAGTTGAATTTGGATCTAATGAAAAAGAAATATTGCAACTTTCTGTAGTTGCAAGACCAGACAGAGCTGTTGCTACAATATTTGGAAGATCAAGCATAAATCAAGAACTAATTACTCTATCAGTTACGGTAGATGCTGGTTTATGTTACATAAACGTGACGCCTAATAGTGGATACGCAGGCGCTAAATTAATATTCCATGGTACTTACGCAAAAACTATAAATCAACTTGTTCCGCCGGCTATTGTCGCAGATACGTCTACAGAAGAGTCAAGTGGAATAAATACTTTTGATAGTTTAACAAGTACAATGGACAATACAACACTAACATTTGATAAGGGTTAAGAGATGGCAAAATCAGTATTAAACATAGGTTCAGCGGCAAACGACGGTACTGGTGACACACTGAGAGGTGGAGCAACCAAGATCAATGCAAATGCCGATGAGCTTTATAATAGCTTAGGCGATGGCACAAATTTAAAAGATATCGTCAATTCAAATTTGGAATTAGATATTCCAAACGATAACGCAAAAATAAACAAAGTAAGTTTTCATGCATCAACACTAAACCAAATGAATGCAATTAGCACAAGCACATATCACGGTGCAATGCTACATGTTCATGAAGGTGGTAGTGTATATGTAGCACATGCTGGAGCATGGCACAAGATGCTTTTGGATGCGAGTGGTGGAGCCATCACAAACTACACGGATCCATTAAAAAGTGTTGCTTATGTAGGAAACATAAATTCTTTATCAGACGTAGATACAACCAGTACTGCACCACAAACAGGAAATGTTTTAAAGTGTT